GTAGTAACTCTGCCAAATTGTCGTAGTGATTTTCTGATTGAGCCTGGTTGAAGGCTCCTGGTTCAAAATTAATTTCTACACCACCATCTTCCATGGGTGTAATTTCAGTTTCACCTTGATTAGGTAATTCTTCTTGTAGTTCAATATTCTCTTCGACCGCTGTTTCAGGTCCTTCTATTTCAATAGATTTTCTAACTTCGTTTGGAAGTGCTTTGTCGATTTCTGCCATTACTTTTCTCCAGTTTTACATCTTTAACAGTATTATACTCAATATTCAAGCCTTGTGATAATGGCCCAGACTTTGGTGGCACTGTTGTTGTAAGTTTTCTATACTTACTTGGGTGTTTAAATACAAATGTCATTTACCAATAATAAGTTCGTTTTTTTCTAGGTAGTTGTTCTTCTTTATAGTCTTCTGGGTGAATAATCAAGCCCCCTTGTCTAAATCGCATTAAAGCTTGTGTAGTACTATCCACTAAATCATCATGATCTCCATATGGAAAAGATGCACACTCTTCAATTACCTCTTGAGCAAATTCTCTCTCTTTAGGAGCCCAAACCATTCCGGACTCAAACAGTGGGGCTACAGAATTTACACGGCTGTGTTTGTCGTTACCTTTAGAGGGAGAAAAATTAACGACGGGTATCCCCATCTGTCTGAGTTCATAGGTCAATGGAAGACCAGAAGCTTTTGCTTCTACTAAAACTGTTTCAGGTTGCCAATAGTCATATTGTTCTTTTGCAACTCTTCTTAGTTCAGGAAATTCTAAACGTTCTTTTAATGCATCTAATAAAATTATATGTTGTGGATCTCCTTCGTTCTCTGCAAAGATTCCCCAAGTAGTAATTGCAGAATAGTCTGCAGTTTCTTTTTTTAAAAATGCAGTATCATAACTTTGAATAACATGAAGCAATGGAGGTAAATAATCTTTATCCCAATTCTGCCACCATTCTCTTTTTAATAATGCACCTTCTTCTGCAGTTGGGTTTTGCATGTACTGTGCATTCCATTTTGAAATACCTGCTGACGCTTTTACTTTTTCTAATTCTTCTAACTTCCAATATTCTGGCCAACAAGGTTCACCACTTGGCATGATAGCAGGAAACTCTACAACTTCCCATTGATCTGCTTTTTCTTCTTTAGCTCCAGCATTAACTAATTGTGCTGTCAAATCTTTTGTAGACCATCTTGTCATAACAACTACAATAGCTCCACCAGGTTGAAGACGTTGTCTTGGTCCTGAAGTATACCATTCATATGCATTATCAAATGCTGTAGGTGAATTTACATCTTGCTCTGAATGTGGATCATCAATGATTAATAAATCAGCACCCCTCCCGGTCACCGCACCTTGGACACCGACTGCAAAATATTCTCCACCACCATTTGTTTCCCAACGCCCAGCTGCTTTAGAATCTTCTCTGAGTCTTGTTGTAAATAAATCTTGATACTCTTGTGAGTCAATTAATGTTTTAGCTTTTCTACCAAAACGAATTGCAAGTTCTGCTGTGTGGGTTGCTTGAATAATTTTTAAATTAGGTCTGTTACCAATCATCCATGCGGGTAAAAAATAAGATGCGAATTCAGATTTAGTATGTCTTGGTGGCATATTAATAATTAATCTTTTTAATTCACCTGATAATATTCTATTAAATTTTTCTGAAATAACTTTATGGTGTTGACCTTCAACAAATTCTGGCCAGGTGTATTTTACAAAAGATAAAAAATCAGTTCTATATTTAGATTGAGTAGTTTTTTTAACTCTAGTTAAAATATCTAATTTTAATTGTCTTCTGACTTTCGGATCTGCAATTGCATTTATTTTTTCTAAACTAAGCATAATATTTAATTATGGTACCAAAAACTATTTAGCAGGAATCTATCTGTAAATCAAACACTATAGTGTATATTCTAGGATCCCTTTTTTTGATTTATACCCCTCCCCCCTTTTAAAAAGTTCGACTTTTGACTTTGGTCTGGTACCTCTATGGGTGGGACCCGCCCACATGCTCTTCTCTCCCTGCGACAATGTGTCGCACCTACTATATCTAGTGGGTGCGACGTTATGACATATTGACTAGTCCATGCAATCTTTACAGTAGCCTTGTTTCCAAGACCACCAACCAGGTCGCACGACTTGACTACACCCACGACAAGTGTTCGTTGTAGCGCACCACTCGTGCGCCTTGGTTCGGGCTTCTTTTTTAGAGAAGCCCTGGCCAATAAACTCTTCCTTTTTTAGATCAACTAAAATGCCCATGATAATTGCTTATCTTGATTATAGTCGAAGTTATTATCAGACTTAACTACTTCAATAGTATTACTACCTTGTTTGCCAAGATTAGCGTAAGCCACGTTTAATAAGTGGTAAGTAGTGTCTTTGTTTGTGTTTTTTAATTCACACACTTTTTTAACCGCTTGAGCTGTTTCAAGATCATAGACCTCATTATCCTCAATGCTAACGCTTGGTGTGATGTTTTCGTAGTTTGTATGTTTTATTACAATGTATGCCATTTCATTCCTTTCGTTATGGGATATTAATAACATAATATCCCATAAACTGTCAAGTGTTAGTTTTCGTTTTTTATATTAGGTAAAGCTGTTAAATCTTGGTTCCAACTTAACCCTATTTTTTTACTTACTTCATTTAAAGCAATGGCCAGACTATCTGGTGTTCCCGCTTCCATGACAGTATCCAAGGCCTTTTGCTCTAACTCTTTTAGCTGTCTTAACCTTGCACCTTCTGGTCTTCGCTCTAACTCTTTTTCAGCTTGATTTGAAGCCCAAGTTCTTAACTGATCTTCACAATCAGATAAAGACAACTTACTATCGCTATAGCTGTCTTTCTTTCTTCTAAAGCTATAATCAAGTTCAGCGTCTTTAGGTTTTTTCTTTTCAAAGAAAGTTATAGCTGTTGCTCTAGCTTCCTCTAGTTTTTTTTCAGCTTCAGCGAACGCTTTTATTATTTTATCCGCGCCAATCTTTTTTGAAAGTTTGGCAACAGCAACATCAGTCGCTTTTGCTTTAAACTGTTTTACTAACAGTTCCTGGTCTTCTATCAGTGGTTCAAATTGTCTTCGCACTTTTGACTTAAAGTGTTCCAACTGATATTTAGTCATTGCTCTTGTCATATTGTATTTCCTCCATTTGTTAAATACACATGTGTTTTAAAACACATGTGTTCGCATTACCATTTGACAAATTGTCGCAGTTTTTGTTTTTTTATTGGGGTGGGCCCCGCCCACATGCACTTACCATGGTGCGACAATCTGCGCATTGATCTGTATATTGGTTATGATATTGTGATCCTTGGTCTTATTAACTTGGCCTAAATCTCCAATTGATCACTGGAGATTATGATCTGAAAGGATGGTCGGTCAATCTCTAGTAAGACCTTGATCCCTGGTCACATCTTGTAGGCCTATCTCGGTGTGACCTGGGATCAAGAACCAGTCCAGTAAGGCAAAAAGTACGAGATGCCTGTCATGGTGGTACTCTGAGTTTTTGGTCTTAGTGTTCGATTGTGGGGTTGTACTACACTTAAAATTGGGAAACCCTCAAGGTGATACAGCAATCCTGTTGTCGCGAGAGTGACAGCTAAAATACTGTGAGTCCATAACTTCTGGACTTAAATATTATGTTGTTAATGCGGTAAGCATTGTAATCTTATCGAGAATGGCGCGAAGAGACTAAAGGCTCACGCGCCATTTTTTTTAATTCTTTTTTTATGGGTGGGGCCCGCCCACACGCACTCACCATGGGTGCGACACTTTGCGCAATGTTCACGGATCAAGGGCCATGCTATCAAAGCGCTATGAATAAAAAACAATTAAAAGAATATACTGGCTCATTTAGTAAGCCTTCAAAAATGCCTGGTTACAGTTACGGCTTGCCCGCGTGGGAATGCCAAACGGGCGGCAAACTTTCAAAAATAAAAGGTACAGTTTGCTATGATTGCTATGCAAAAAAAGGTTTTTATGCAATGTATAAAACAGTTAAGGAGGCGCAATATAAAAGATTCAAGGCCGTTGACCGTCCGAAGTGGGTTTATATGATGGCTTCACAAATTAGACTTTTTAAAACTAAAGAATTCCGATGGCACGATGCCGGAGATATTAAAAGCATTAAACATTTATTAAAAATTTTTAAAGTTTGTAAGTTAACGCCAGGCGTTAAACATTGGATGCCAACTAAAGAAGCTCAGTATTTAAAACATATTCCAGTTAACAGAGTTCCAAAAAATTTAATAATAAGATTATCA